GTCGTGTTATTTCTCTCTCCCCTCGACCCCGTCCTAGGGTGGTGACATGGCTGCTCCCGGTCGGGTGACTCGCATTCGCGGGTTGCTGCAGGAGTCGGTCGAGGCTGCGGTTGCGGCCATGTCGTGGCTCAAGGAGTCCGACCAGGCGATGGTGGCTCTTGCGGTGAGGTATGCGGCGGAGATCGACAAGGCTGGCGACGATCAGCGGGCTATCGGTTACTTGGGTCAGAATCTGATGGCTGTGCTGAGGTCGCTGGGTGGCGCGCCGGCCGAGCGGAAGGCGTTGGACGCGGAGGGGGTTGTGGGTGGCCACCTTGCTGAGCTCCGTGCTGCTCGGCAGCGCCGTGCCGCGGCTGTGGACTCCGCCGGCTCGGGAGTTGACGCCTGAGACGAGCCTCGGGTTCGAGGTCTGCGAGTTTTCGCGGAATGTGCTGGGGATCGATCTGCTGCCGTGGCAGGAGTGGCTGTTCGTCCACGGGCTGGAGTTGAAGCCTGACGGGTCGTACCGGTTCCGCACGGTGCTGGTGTTGGTGGCCCGGCAGAACGGGAAGACGACGGCGTTGAAGGTGTTGGCGCTGTGGCGCATGATCATGGACGGCGCGCAGATGGTGCTGGGCACATCGACGAACCTGGACTATGCGAAGGAGTCGTGGGAGGGCGCGGTCCAGCTGGCGAAGGGCAGCGAGGATGTGGCTGCGGAGTTCGTGTGGCCGGAGCGCCGCTCGAACGGTGAGCAGACGCTGACCACGTTGGCTGGTGGCCGGTACAAGATCGGCACAGCGTCGAGGACTGGCGGCAGGTCGTTGGCGGTGGATCTGCTGATCTTGGATGAGCTCCGCGAGCATCGGACTTGGGATGCTTGGTCGGCCTCGAGCAAGACGACAAATGCGCGGCCTCGGGGTCAGCGGTGGGCGTTGTCGAACATGGGCGACGACGGCTCGGTGGTGTTGAACCATCTGCAGGCGAAGGCGCTGGCGAAGTTGGAGTTGGGGCAGGGCGACGATTCGTTGGCGATCTTCGAGTGGTCGGCGCCGCCGGGTTGCGACACGGCGGATCGTTCGGTGTGGCCGGCGGCGAATCCAGCGTTGGGTCACACGATCGCCGAGGACACGCTGGCGTCGGACCTGGGCACCGACGACGAGGATGTCTTCCGGACCGAGGTGCTGTGTCAGCGGGTGTCGTTGTTGGAGCCGAAACCGATCGACCCACGGGACTGGGAAGCGTGCGCGGTCGATCTGCCGGATCGGCCGCCGTCGCCGGTGTTCTTCCTTGACGCCTCGCCGGAATTGCGGTCGGCGAGCATCGGGGTGGCCGGCGTCCACGAGGGCAAGCCGCACCTTGAGCTCGCGGACTACCGTGCCGGGTCGGATTGGCTGCCGGATCGTGCGGCGGAACTGGCGAGCCGGTATCCGGGTGCCCGGTTCGCGGTATTGGGCACCGGTGCGGTGACGTCGCTGCTGCCGGAGCTCAAGGATCGCGGGATCGAGCCGGGGCAGTTCACCGCGTCGGACATGGGCCGGGCCTGCGGGCATCTGCAGAAGTTGGTGGCGGATCGGGCGGTGACCCATTCGGGTGCGACCGAGTTCGCGCAGGCGTTGTCGGTGGCGATCAAGCGTGACATCGGGGACGACCTGTGGACGTGGTCTCGTCGCCGGTCGGGTGACATCTCGCCGCTGGTGGCGGTAACCGGTGCGAGTTGGTTGTTGGAGACGCAGCCGTCGTACGACCTGCTCGAGTCGATCTGGTGAGGGGGCGCTGTGCGAAACCCCTTCCGCCGTAAGTCGCCCCCCGTGTCCGCCGCCCGGTTGCAGTTGAAGGCGGCGATGGAGTGGGGGAACTTCGAGCCCGGGTCGGTGTTGGCGTCGCAGCAGCCGTCCGAGCAGCGGTCGATCGACTCGGTGCCGTGGTATCCGTTCGATGTCGGGCCTGGCCGGTACGAGCCGGCGACGCAGCAGCGGGCGCTGTCGCTGGCGCCGGTGTTCGCCGCATTCCGGTTCCTCTGCGACGGGGTGTCGACGCTGCCGTTGAAGGCGTACCGGAAGACGGGCCCGGATCAGCGTGAGCCGATGTCGAGCCTGCCGCAGTTGTTCCAGTTCCTCGACGAGGACGGGACGCTGGTGGACTGGACGTCGCAGGGGATCTTCTCGCTCGCCGCGCACGGCAACGCGATCGGGATCATCACCAGCCTGGACGGGTTCGGGTTCCCGACGGGAGTGCAGTGGCGTCCCCGGTCGGAGTTCTTCGTCGACGACTCAGTGCCGGGGCAGGCGCAGTGGTACTGGAACGGCCGCCGGGTGGACCGGTCGGACCTGGTCCACATCCCGTGGCTGACGGTGCCGGGGCAGACGTTGGGCCTGTCGCCGATCGAGCATTATGCGCTGACATTGGGTGTGGGTCTGGGGGCGCAGTCGTATGGGGCGGAGTGGTTTGCCGCCGGCGGGGTGCCGCCGGGGACGTACAAGAACTCGGAGCAGACGATCGATCAGGCCACGGCCGCGACGATCAAGACACGGCTGATGGCGGCGATCCGGTCCCGTGAGCCGCTCGTCTACGGCAAGGACTGGGACTTCAACGCCATCTCGATTCCGCCGCAAGAGGCGCAGTTCGTCGAGACGCAGAACCTGACCGCGAATCAGATCGCCGCCATCTATGGGATCGCGCCGGAGGAGATCGGCGGAGTGCCGGCGAACTCGCTGACGTACAACACGGAGGAGCGGCGGCAGATCCGCCGGGTTGCGGACCTTCGTCCGTGGCTTGTGCGGTTCGAGACGGGACTTTCGGCCCTATTGCCGGAGCGGCAGTACGTGAGATTCAACGCGGACGCGACGGTGCGGGCAGATTTGAAGACCCGCTACCAGGCGCACCACCTCGCGCTGGAGGACGGCTGGAAGAACCGGGACGAGGTCCGTGGGTCCGAGGATCTGGAGCCGCTGCCAGCGGGGCAAGGTGGCCAGGAGTACGTGCCGTTGCACGCGGCGCCGAAACAGCCGGCGCTGACCACTGGTGATGACGAGGATGAGCCACCACTGCGGGTGGTGCGGTAAGTGCCGTGGCACATCGGCTCGAGCGGGCAATGTCCGGCGTCCAAGCCACATGCGGTGATAAAGGACTCCGACGGCTCTGTCGCCGGCTGTCATCCGACGAGAGCGGCAGCTGAGAAGCAGTTGGCCGCGCTGTATTCAAGCGAATCGAACGGAGCACCGAGCATGAGCGAACTGGAACGGCGGTACACGTCGGTGCCGGTTGAGGTCCGCCTGGATGGCCAGCACAAGAAGATCGGCGGCTATGCCGCCAAGACGATGGTCTACAGCCGGAACCTGGGCGGCTTCGTCGAGCAGATCGGTGGCTCGTTCTTCAACAAGTCACGCGGCGACGGCTGGCCGGAGGTGATCGCCAGGTTCAACCACGACGACGCCTTCCTGCTCGGAACAACTGCGGGTCGCACGCTGCAGCTGACCCTCGACGGCACTGGTCTGCTGTACGAGGTGGAGCCGCCGGAGAGTATGCGCCAGGTCGTGGAATGGATCGAACGCGGCGACGTGCAGAAGTCGTCATTCGCGTTCCAGACCCTCGAGGACGAATGGGGGGTTACCGAGGACGGTGGCCCGTTGCGAACCCTCGTTTCGGGCATCCTCGTGGACGTCGCCCCGGTGACCCGTCCGGCATACCCGGACACGACCACGGGGCTGCGGTCCCTCGCAGAGCACGTCCACGCGGATTACGACGAGGTCCGCAGTCTTGCGAAGCAGGGCGAACTGCGGAAGTTCTTCGTCCGCTCCGACAAGTCCGGCAAGCCGCCGGCGAAGCCGAAGATGTTCGGACCGGCCGCCGCTGCGGCGCTGCTGGCTCGACGTCAGGACCCGTACGTCGACGAGTCCTGAGCGCCATCTCCCAGACGTTGACCGGCAGGGACCAACCCACCGGTAGACGCCTGCTGTGCGGAAGGCCGCACTCCCGGTAAGGCGTGGCAGGGACCAACCCACCACGCGAACGCTTCACCTGGGGCAGGGACCAACCCACCCCGCAGCAGGAACCACCCACCTCTCGACCCCTAGAAAGGGGGACCTCGGCATGTCCGAGATCGTGAAGAGGCTGCGGGAACGGCGGCAGAACGTCTGGGAGCAGGCGAAGGAGCTGTCCGACACCGCGGTCGAAGACAACCGCGAGTTCAGCGCAGAAGAGCAGGGCACCTGGGATGCGTACAACGGCGAACTCGACAAGCTCGACGAGCGCATCCAGGCCGTCATCAAGGGCGAACAGCGGGCAAAGGACGCCGATGACGCCTTCGACAAGCTGCAGGGCAAGCCGATCACCGGCAAGCGCGACGACGGAAAGCCCGACGTCGTGGACGAGTTCCGCTCGTTCCTGATCGGTGGCCCGGGCAAGCCGCGGGAGTTCGAGCTCAAGCCGGAGTCCCGCACGGTGCCCACCAGCTACCGTGACCTGTCGAAGCTGACCGACGCGGCGGGCAAGTTCACCGTGCCGACATCGTTCTACAACCAGCTCGTCGAGCATATGATCGAGGTGTCCGGCATCCTGCAGGCCGGGCCGACGGTGCTCAACACCGGTTCCGGTGAGGTCCTGCAGATCCCGAAGACGCTCACCCACACCACCAACCCGGCGATCGTCCTCGAAGCTGGTGCGCTGCTCGAGGCGGACCCGACGTTCGGCCAGACCAGCCTCGGGGCGTTCAAGTACGGCCGTCTCATCCAGGTCACTCGCGAGCTCCTCACCGACACCGGTGTGGACTTGGAGGGCTACCTGGCCCGGTCGATCGGCCGCGCGCTCGGTAACGCCTTTGGCGAGGACATGGTCGTCGGCGCGGGCACGACGGAACCCCGTGGTATCGCGCTCGACGCCGGCGCGGGTGTGACCGGCCCGGTGGGCACCACGACCACGTTCGGCGCGCAGGGCACAGTCGGCATGGGCTTCGACCTGCTCATCTCGCTGTACCACTCGGTGATCTCGCCGTACCGGGCCTCCCGGTCGGCGGCGTTCGTCATGAATGACACGACTGCCTCCCTGGTCCGCCGCATCAAGACGGCCGACGGCCTCTACGTGTGGCAGCCGTCGGTTCAGATCGGTGCCCCGGACACGATCCTGGGCAAGCCCGTATTCATCGACCCGTTCGTCGCCTCCCCGGCGGCGTCCGCCGAGAGCATCTTCTTCGGCGACTGGGCCGCGTACTTCGTCCGCTACGCGGGTGGCATCCGGTTCGAGCGGTCCGACGACTTTGCCTTCGGGAACGACCTCGTGAGCTTCCGCGCCATTCTGCGCGCGGACGCTGCCCTGGTCGACCTCACGGGCGCGGTCAAGAGCTTCACCCACTCCGCGATCTGAGTGGAGCTCATGCGGGAGCCGGGGCCGACGTTCGACCCCGAACGGCTGGCCTCGGCTTTCGCGCAGATGCCCGCGTCGGCGTGGGCGCAACCTGTCACCGCCGACGACGAAGTCAATCCCGGCTACCAGTTCGCGTCGCTGGTGCAAGGCACCCGCGCAAAGTCGGCGGCGGCACTGTTCCGGTTCGTGTTGGCCGAGTTTGACCCGGTGTGGACGGCGTGGGTCGCGCTAGTGCCGCCACACGGGTTCATCGGCCCGCACATCGACGAAGGCCCCTACCACGAACGGTGGCACGTGCCGATCCACCCGGCGGGCACCTTCGACGGCCGCGAGGTCGAGGCGGGCGTGTCGTTCCCGGTGAAGCACTGGGAGTCGCACCAGGTGGACAACCCGACTGATCGGCCGCGGATTCATCTGGTCATCGACCGTGACGTGATGGTCGACGTGCCGGCGGCCCCCTTCCAGAGGACGGACACATGAAGATCAAGATGAAGGTCGGCATGTCCGGCACCCTCGACGGGGTGCCATGGCCGCCGCAGGGTGGCGTGGCTGATGTGCCGGACGTGGTCGGTGTGAAGTTCTGCGCCGCTGGGCTGGCCGAGCCGGTGGCCGAGGAGCCGGAGGAGAAGGTCGAGAAGGCCGTCGCTCCGGAGCCCGAGAAGCGCGGGCCGGGCCGTCCCCGCAAGACGTCCTGATGTCCTGCGCCCACGGCTGCTGCGAAACCCAGGCCGAGCACTACCGGTCGCTGCGGGTGTTGGACCCGGACCGGCGTGCGCTGACGAAGACGACGACCGCCGACGACAAGTCGCAGGCGATCGACACGACTGAGCACTGGCACGACCGGCAGGACGTGATGGTGCGGATGAAGGAGCCCGTGCGGCTGCGCGGGGACCGCAAGACCGGACGAGTGGAGAACGTGTGATGGCCAAGACTTCCAGCTACGCCGATGCGGTGGCCGAAGCGCAGGCGCTGCTCGCCCGGGCGCGGCTCAACGATCCGGACGAGCATTTCCCGTACAAGCAGGACGTCGCGCGGGCGCTGCTCGACGAGGACCCGCCGGCCGGTCCGAACGGCCCGGATGACACGTCGCGTCGAGTGTCGGACTACATCTCCGGGGACATCATCGACGCCACCGCGGCGTACGTGGCCGCACAGCAGGCGTACCTGGAGGACCGGTCGCAGGCCAACCGAGACGCCTACCACGCTGCCCGCGACGAACTGGTCGCGGCCCGTCTCGACCACCGCATCAACCGCTGAATAGGAGCCGGACACCATGGCCATCACCGCGAGCGGCTGGTACGTCCAGAACTTCATCGACGAGCTCGACACGACCAACGTCGGTCTGGACCTGATCCTCGTCACGCACAAGTGGGCGCTGCTGTCGAACGTGGCGACGCCGAACTTCGACACCGACGTGACGTGGAACAACACCAACGAGGTCACCGGCACCGGCTGGGTCACCGGCGGGATCGCGTTCTCGGCTGCTGCCGCGGGTGGCACGTCGCAGGCGCCGACCCTGACCGTGGCCCCGACCGGGACGATGAAGTGGGACATGACGGACCTGTCGGTGGCGTCGACGACGCTGTCCGGGGTCCGGGCGATGCGCGCCTACGCGGATGCGCTGACCACGCCGACCGCGGACGCGCTGATCCTGCTCATCAACTTCGTGTCCGACTTCGCCACCACGAACGGCACGTTCGGGGTGCAGTTCGCCGCGGCGGGGGTAGGCACCGTCGACTGGACGCCGTGAATGGACCTCGGTATGCACGCCGGGCCTGGTATGGCCCCGGAAACCATATGCCGCCGTTCGGTCTCCACACCGTCGGCGCCCGTTGCGGCTGCGCCTTATGGACTTCAACCCTCCACCGAGGTCCGGGGGAAAGCGTACCCGACACCATGGTGAACCAGGGGCTGTCCCGGCGGTCGTTCGTCATCGCCGGGCTGGCCGCGGTTGCCGCGTTCCCGCGTCACCACCGGCCCGGTCACAACCACGGCCCGAGCCCCAGCCCGAGCCCGACGCCGACCCAGCCGCCGACCGGGACGGCGTTTCTCGTCGGCCAGTCCTTCGTCGGCGGCCTGGACGTGGTCGGCGGCACGTTGACGGGAGGGTGACCGGTGGCTGCTCAATACCCGGGTGCTGTCCCGGACTTCACCAGCATGGTCGGCACCGCCACCGACCCGCTGTCGGCGCCGTCGCATGTGACGTTGGAGCAGAAGCAGGCCGACGAGATTGTGGCGCTGGCGACCATCGGTGTCGGGCTGCGGATCGCCTACGGCTCCGGGTTGTGGTACTCGCAGGACATCATTTCGACCTCCAACTCGAACTTCGGCACCGGGGCGCTGATCCTGTCCCGGTTTGACTTCCCACCCGGCACCACGATCGTCGAGCTCAATGAGTACATCGTCACCGCCGCCGGCGCGGGCGGGCTGCGCCGGTTGTGCATCTACAACGACAACGGCGCCAGCTACCCGGGATCGCTGCTGAAGGACGCGGGCACCTACTCCACCGAGATCACCGGGGCCTTCGGCGGCCCGGCAGCGTTCACTGCGGTGAATGTGTCCGGGGTGAAGTGGATCGGTGGGGTGTCCACGGTGTCGGCGTGTAGCCCGGCGACCAATGCCATGAGCTGCCGGGCGATCGGGCTGACGACACTCACAGCCGGTAACGCCTCCTGGGCCGGATATATCCAGACCGGGGTCGCCGGCGCGCTGCCCGACCCGTTCACCACCACCCGAGCCAACAACACGCATGCGCCTCGGGTCTTCTTCAAGACCGGCTAGGAGGCGGCGTGCCGTTCACCATTCCCAATGTGGGTGATGCCGGATTCACCGCCCAGGCGAGGGTCAATGCCACCGACATCGCCATCCTCGCCGCCGGGTCCACCCGGTCCGGGGTGGCCTCCGGTGTCGGGGTGACCACGACCGGCGCGGCGAACGGGTCGGTGACTGTGGCAGCCGGGGTGGCTGTCGTCGACGGGGTGTACGTGACGGTGGCCTCCGGGAACGTGGCCATCTCCGCGAACTCGTCCGGGAACCCGCGGCGGGACCTGGTCACCATCGACGCCACTGGGGCGAAGTCGAGTGTGGTGGGAACGCCTGGCGCGGAGCCGCTGATGCCCACCGTCCCAGCCTCACGGACCGCGCTCGCCGACGTGTACGTTCCCAACGGGCACAGCGCCGGGTCGACGATCGCCGCCAACCAGATCACCGACAAGCGGCTGACGATCCCGTCGTCGGATTTCCAGGCGCACAACGTGATCGAGTACGGCGCGGTCGGGGACTCGCATCACAACACTGGCGGCGGCACCGACGACACGGCCGCCATCCAAGCCGCCTACGCCGCCGCCCAGGGCGCCGGCGGGTTCGGTGTGGTGGTGTTCCCCGGTGGCCGCACCTACGGCATCAGCGACACCATCGAAACTGTCTTCGACCCCCTCTATGCTCCCGTGTGGACGTGGGGCGTCGGGTCGATGGGCTTCAACCGGGTGGTGCAGCTACCGAACATCGTATGGAACGGCGCCGCCGGCGGGACCATGTTCAACACGCTGGTCGCGGGCAGCAACCTGTTCGGCGCCCTGTACCGCAACGTCCGGTTCGCCGGGCGGGACATCGCCAACACCGCGATCCGATTCGGCGCCATCGATCCGCCCACCCAGGCCGCGAAGATCGACTCAGGCACCGGGTTGGACGAGGTCCACCTGGGCGCGTTCGCCGGCAACGCCATCTCTGTTGAGGGCCTGGGGGCGACGAACTTCTGGATCCGCGGCGGCCGGTGGGACCGCATCACCGGGTACGCCCTCTACATGAAGATCGCGTCGCAGACGATCGTGTCGATTCGGGACGTCACCTGGGACGGGCACTCGGTGGTGGACAGTTGCGCCGGGTTCGCCCACTTCGACGGCGGCGTCCACGCGGTCGAGGGCACGAACAACACCCACTACGTGACCTGCCACATGGACTCGGTCCATTGGGAATCGGACAACTTGTCCGAGACGATCCCCGGTGCGACCGAGGTGGCCGGCCGGCGGGGTGTGATCCGCTGCACGATCGACTCGAACGAGATCGTCGTCCAGCACAAGCTCAAGTTCACCAACTGCCAGAACTTGGGCTGGCACGCGGGGGCCGCCTCGCACAGCCTGATCCAGATGGATGGCGGCGCCAGCAATGACGAACGGAAAGCGCGGCTGTCCATCAAGCCCAGCGACCTGTTCGGCTTCTTCGGTGATGGGTCGGCCACGCTCGGTCATTCGATCCCGATCGGCAACTGCGGCCTGGTGCCACCGCTCGAACTCGCCTCCTACCCGAACGAGTACCTGGAGATTTCGCACCGATTCAACGGTGGCGGCGTAGTCAACGGGAACTACCCGCGGGTCTGGAACAACACCGCCTGATCGGGGGTCGCGGTGGCGATCAGCTTCGTTGCAGCCGGCGCGGCCAGCGCAACCGCTGACACCAGCGGCCCGATCGGGACCACCTCCTACGAATTGCCGGCCGGGGTGGTCGAAGACAACCTGCTGATCGTCGGTGCGGGCAACAAGCCGTTCTCCGCCGAGCCGTCACCGCCCGCAGAGTTCAGCACCCAGGCCACTGTGACCAATGGCACGGTAGCGAACGCCGGCGACGGTGGCTCGGTGCGGGCCGGGGCGTTCACCCGGACGATGGTGGCCGGTGACGGCGCCCCGTCGTTCACCTGGAGCGCGTACTACAGCCCGCAGATCGGCGCCATGATCGGCCTGAGCAAGGAGAACTCCGGTGCCTGGGCCGTCACGGCGACCACCGGGTTCGACAACTCCACCGGCACCACGTCGTTCCTGGCCGCCGCCCCGGCGAACCTGAACTATGCGGTCGGTGACTGGGCCGTGGCCGTGGTGATGGTCCCGACTGACGCCGGAGTCCACACCTCGCCCGCGCTGTCGATCCCCGGCTGCACGGTGGCGAATCTGACCGCCCGGGTCAACCAACTGACGACCCAGGGCCTCGACGGCCGCTGCTACATCTACACCGCCGACATCACCGCCGGCACCTCGACTGGGGCACCGTCGTACACCGCCACCGGTACCTCCGGGGCGACCGGCTCGGCGCAGGGTTCAGTCGTGTTCCTCCGAGTGGTGGAACCGGCCGGCGGGACGGATGCCACGGTCACCCCGGCCACCGTCGAGGCGCTGGCCACGGTCGGCCTGGTGGTCGTGTCCACCGCTGCTGGTGCGGCGGCGTTCACTGTTGGGCAGTCGATGGTCGGCGGCATCGATGTGCTCGGGTTCGGCGCCACCGAAGACGTGTGGGCCACTGTCCTGCCCAACCCGGTCGCTGCCACGGCGACGGTTCCGGCGCCGGCGTTGTGGGGGCCGCCGACTGGGCTGATCGCCACCCCGATCTCTACCGACCAGATCGACCTGTCGTGGAACCCGGTGCTGGGGGCGTCCGGTTACGACGTGGAACGTGACGGGGTGGTCATCGCCTTCGATGTGGCCGCCACCTCCTACCAGGACACCGGCCTGGACCCGGGCACTTCCTACGACTACCGGATCCGCTCCGTCGAGGCCGCCTGATGCTTTGGCGGGTTTACTACTCCGACGGGTCCACGTTCTCCGACGAGGACGGCGGGCCTGACGAAGCGCCCGCCCTGGGTGTGCAGGTCATCACAGTCGCGGACAGCTCCCTCGACCCGGACAACACCGGTCGCCGCGTCTGGGACGGTCGTGACTACTACTGGTGGACTGATAGCGAGTGGGTCGGCGGCGACCTGTTCGGCTTCTACGATTACCTGGCCCAGCCTGGCTGGAAGCGGGTTCTGTTCGGTCGCACCGTCCCGGCCCGCACCCACATCGAGGTCCGCCGCCGCGCGTTGAGCGATCCCGACTTCCCGCGCTATTCGGGGAGCGAGCAGCCATGACACTGCCTACTCAGCCCGGCGCACTCCTCGGCTACACCAAGCGTGGTCGCCCGATCCGGCTGATCGCCGGTGGCGTTGCGATGTTCAACCTGGAGCAACTGCAGTTCCGGGGCCGAAACGACGACGGCACCCAGGCCACCGCCACGTGGAAGGACGTGGCGAACGCCAACTGGTCACAGAACGTTGATGAGACCTTTCGGGTCCGGTTCGTCTTGCAGGTGTTGGAGGCACTCGGCGGGTCGTCGGACATGCAGTTGCAGTACAACCTGGACGGCGCCGGGTTCCTCGATGTCACCACGACTTCGTCGGTGGTTCAGGCGGTCACCGGCAGCGTCGCCAACAACACGGCGACCACCGACCAGATCGGCGGGACGGGCACGTTCGCCGCGGGCACCGTGTCCACCGACGGAAGCTGTAACTCGGTGACGTTGGCGGCGTCCGAGCACACCGAGTTCGAGTTCACCTTGCAGATCGTCGGCGCGGATGTTGTCAACGGCAACACGATCCAGTTCCGCGGGATCTTCTCCGGTGACAGCACACCGGTGTATACAGCTACACCGACGGTGACCGTCGTCGAGGCAGTCAACGCCACGGTAACCCCGGACGTGGTGGCCGCGGTCGCGGATGTCCCAGCGGTGACAGTCACCACCGGCGGTGGAGGCGACCCGGGCGACTGGGGCTCGGCGACCACCACCTGGGGCGACGCGGACTTCACCTGGACCGGTGGCGTCCCCGGTGGGGACGCCACTGTTACCCCCGCCGCAGTCGCCGCCGTGGCAGCGGTTCCCGCGGTCACCGTCGAAGCCGGGGCGGTCGTTGTCCCAGCTGTGGTTGCAGCGGTCGCCGATGTACCCGCGGTGACGGTGTTGACCGGCGGCGATGTCACCATCACCCCGGCGGCGGTGGCGGCAGTCGCCGACGTGCCCACGGTGACCATCCTGATCCGGACCGTGTCCGACTGGTCCGAAGTCGTCACCGCCTCGTCGTTCGGTGGCGGCATCACCATCAGCGTCGACCAAGTGCAGGCGTTCGCCGCCGTCCCCGACGTCACTGTCACCGGCGAGGCGCTGGTCACCCCGGCGACCGTCGCAGCGGTCGCCACCGTCGAGACAGTCACAGTCGCCGCCGGCGCCGGGATCACACCAGCAGGGGTGACCGCAACCGCGGACATTCCGGCGCCGACGGTTACGGTCGGCGGCGGGGCAAGCGTCAACGCCGACACCGTTGCCGCCCTCGCGGCGGTCCCGGCCCCAACCGTCCAAGCCGGGGCCACCGTCACAGCCGCCGTGGTGGCCGCTGTGGCGTCCGTGGAGACCGTGACAGTCGCCCTCGGTGTCGTCGTGGCCCCGGCCACCGTTACCGCCGTAGCGGACATCCCAGCGCCCACGGTGACCACGGGGGCAGGAATCGCACCCGCCGCCGTGGCAGCGGTGGCAGCCATACCGGCACCCACCGTGATCACCGGTGGCGACGTCACCATCAATGCGGCCGCGGTGGCGGCGGTCGCCGTCGTGCCAGCACCGACCGTGGGTGCCGGGGCTTCGCTCGCCGCGGTCGCCGTCGCCGCCGTGTCGGCCGTACCGGCGCCCACGGTGACCATGGGCGCATTGATCGCACCGGCGGCCGTGGCAGCCGCAGCGTCAGTGCCCGCACCCACGGTCACCGCCGGCGGTGGCGTCGCCATCAATGTCGTCGCTGTCGCCGCAGTGGCAACCGTTCCAGCACACACTGTCGTCGCCGAGATTCACGCCACCGTCACCCCAGCGACTGTGGCAGCAATCGCCGCGGTGCCGGCGCCCGTCGTGGGGACTTCGCGGGGCGTGGTGTCGGCCCGACACCGATCCACGTCGACCGTCCGAGCCCGCGTCCGGGCCACCTCGACTGTGAGCGGAGGCTGAGATGGCGCTGACCGTCGGCGACGTGCTCGGCTTCTCCGCCAGTGTCGAAGACGCCGCCGGGCTGCCAGCCAACGCGGGCACCATGACATTGACGGTGACCAAGCCGGATGGTGCCGCCGAGACTGGGTCGCCGTTCACGGTCATCCCCACCACGACTGGCGTCTACGACAAGGACATCACCTCGACGATGGTCGGCCGTTACGTCGGCTACTGGCTGGCGACCGGGGCGAATTCGGGCGCACACACGCAGGTCTTCCACGTCCGTTCCGGTGCTGAGACGGCGCTCGTCTCCCTGGACGAGGTCAAGGATCATCTGAACATCCCGCTGGCGACGACCACACACGACCAGGAGCTCGAGCGGAAGATCGGCTCGGCCACCGGCGCCGTCGAGTACTTCTGCGGGCCGGTCGTGCGGCGCACCTACACCGACGAAGTGCAGGGCGGCAACGGTGCGTTGGTGCTGCACCGGGATCAGGTGGTCAGCCTGACATCGGTGACCCCGATTCTCACGTCGGCGCCGACGGTCACCCTCACCGATCTGGACGTGTCACCGACCGGGATCATCCGGCACAAGGCCGGGCAGTCCATCTCGTGGGGCACGCTGCGTGTCGCCTACATCGCCGGCCGGACCGACATCCCGGACGAGCTCATCGAGGCCGCGCTCATCATCATCAAGCACCTGTGGGAGACGCAGCGAGGCCCCGGCCGTCCCAACGTGCTCGGTCAGGCGACCATGCAGGGCGGGGAGACCACCTTCCTGCCGGTGATGGGATTCGCCATCCCCAACCGGGCCATGGACCTGCTGAAACTCCACCCGGCACCGGCCGGGGTCGCGTAGATGTCCACCCAACAAGCCCTCGCTGTCATCAACGGCCTCAAGACGGTGTTCAGCGCAGCCGCCGCGCTCGACGGGGTTGTCGTGTCGAAGGGCTGGGAGATCCTCCCTGCCGGCGACCTCGAAAACGTCTTCGTAGCCAGTGACGGTGGCGCCGACCTGGGCAACGAGGACATCGTCCGCGCCGAGATCGAGTGGCCCGGCCTGGGCGATATGTCGCGGACCGAGGACGGCACCGTCGACTGCGCCGCGTCGGTGTGGACCGGCGACCAGGACGCCGTGGAGACCACGATCGCCCGCACGTACGAGATCGTCGGCGCCTGCGAGGACGCACTGCGGGACAACCCGTCGCTGTTTAGCGAGATCGCCCTACAGGTGAAGATCGTCCAGACCCGGCTGCGGATCGTCCAGGACGGCGAGGGACTCGCGGTGATCGTCCTGTTCATCGTCGCCTACCAGTCCAGCATCTGATGATCGTCAAAGCGGACACCCGGCAGGTGCAGTTGCTGGCCGCCGAGCTGGCGCGGGCCGGGACGAACGTGCGGCAGACGGTGACCCCGGAACTGCGGGAGGCGGCCAAGCGGGTTCGAGCCCGCGGCCGGGACAAGGTCCACAAGCTGACCGGGAAGACCGCGCACTCGATCACCTACGGCGTGAAGAACAAGGGCATGACCTACGAGGTCGGCCCGACGTGGTTCGTGGGCCGGTTCCTGGAGCGGGGCACGAAGAAGATGCCCGCCTACCCGTTCATGGAGCCGGCGATCGCCGCCGAGACGGATCTGCCCGACAAGGTCGCCGACCGGGTGGCCCAAGCCACATTCGGACCAAGACGCCTCGTCTGACATCCCACCCAACACCACACGCCGAGGAGGCGTCGCATGGCGCTCGTTGCCCCCCAAACCGCGGCCATCACAGGCACCGAAGTCGTCTTCGCCGCACCCTCCGCATCGGAGACCATCGTCCCCGACGTGGATGTCGTGTACGAGGTGGTCATTGGCGCCACCTCCACCACCGTCACCGTCGTCGTCCCCGGCACCGCCTATGGGCAGGCCCGCGCCGATGTAGTCGTCGGGTCTGCTGTGACCAACAAGCGGTACCACATCGGCGGCCTTGTCCCCGACCTGGCCGACCCGGCGACCGGGCTCATCACGGTCACGTTCTCCAACCAGACCAACGTGACCGCCGCGCTGGTGAGGCACTGATGGGCGAGTGGGTGTGGCTGGACCACCCGGACACCGAGGCGCCGCCGCAGCGGTTCCCCAACGACCCGTCCGTGGTCGCCGTGCAGAAGGCCCGCGGCTGGGTTGTCACCGAAGCCCCGGACGCCACACCGCCGGCGGCCACCATCGAGCCGGACGAGGTCGACGACCACGGCCAGGGCTGGGTGAACCTGCAGCACCGCGAGACCGGCGGATATGGCCGCTTCCCGATCGAAGCGGCTGGCCCGCTGCGTGATCAGGGTTGGGAATCCGTAGCCGCCCTGAGGTCTCCCAAGAGGAAGCCTGCCGGCAAGAAGGCCGGCGCGGAACCCGTCGGTGACGACACGAAGGAGAAGTAGATGGCCGACATCATCATCGACGGCAAGACGAGGGTCGCATTCGTCACGTCGATCTCCAACCGCAACGCCCCCACCACCGCCGAGCTCAACGCCGGCACCCTGCTCCACGACGTGCTCACCGCGGACGGCCTGCGCGGGTTCGCCCCGGAGACCGCGGCGGTGGACACCTCGGCGCTGTCGTCGACGTTCAACACGAAGGCGCCGGGCCGCACCGACTACACCAACACCGGACTCATGCTCAAGAAGCAGTCCGGCACGGACACCACCTACAACACGCTGATCCGGGAGTTCTCCACGAACATCGTGGTCCGCCGTGGCGTCACCGCGTCGACGGCGTGGGCTGCGTCGCAGGTGGTGGAGGTGTACCCGGTGGTGTGCGGCGAGGTGCAGAACCAGGATCCGGAGCCGAACTCGGTGCAGAAATACCTGGTGCCGGTGTTCATCTCCCCGGAGCCGAACCTGCGCGCGACGACCACCTGATCTCCTCCTATTGCTGGGCGGGCGCGGTTTCCCCAGCAGGACCGCGCCCGCCCTCTTTTCGTCTGCTGGGAATCTGCTGGGAGAAACCATGGATCATCCACGTGTCATTACCACGGCCAAGTTCTGGAAGGCGCTCGTCGCGGCGGGTGTATTCCGGGAGGACGAGTCCATCCAGCGCGTCGTCATCGACGCCAAGATGCAGAACGTTGTTCGCATGTACATCGAGCGTGCTGGCGACGCGCGCCTGCTCGACGTCGTGACGACGCTGGAAGGCGTCAAGGTCACGACCGGCACGCCTGCGCCGCACGAGCACGAATGGGTCAGCCTGCGCACCGTAAGCGATCCCGACGATCCGCAGGCATGCACCCAGTGCGACGCCACCCGGGTCGTGCCGCTATGACCGACGTCAACGCCCTGCTGGCCAATGCGCAACGCGCCGAACTACCGGTCGAGATCTACCTCGGCTCGCCTGTCATCGTCCACCGACGTATCGACTTGCAACAGCAGGCCGAACGATCACCGGAGGATGAGGCCGAGCTGGACGATCTGGTGCGGCAGATGCACGCGGCCACGCTGACGACCCGTGTTCGCGCCATCCCACATCGTCAATGGGACAAGCTGGTCGTCGACAATCCGCCCCGAGAAGGCAACGCCAACGACAAGCGCGAGGGCTTCAACACGTCCTCCTTCTACGCCGCTGTTGTCCCGCTGTGTTTGCCGGATCTGACCCGTGACCAGTACGAGAAGCTGGACGCGGTCATCAGCGAAGGGGAATGGGACAAGGTCTGCGGCCGTGTGCAATTGGTCAACACGCACGCAGTGATCGTCCCTTTCTTGCCCGCCGACTCGTCGATCTCCCCAGGCTCCGACGAGACGTCGAAGCCGCCGAACGACTCGGCATCAGTCTGAGACGGTTCCAAGGCTGGACCCCAACCGACGGGGAGTCGGAGTGGGACGAGCAGGAACGCGGCTGGATGCTCGCCCTCGACGAGTACCGGCGGATGCTGTGCCCCTGCGGCTGCGGGCATCTGGTCGAGGTGTCGCAGGCGCCGGAGAACGAAGGCCGGTTCGACGTGCATATGGCCCGCTGCCACGCGCGGACCGCGATAGCGATTGAGGCGAACAGGAAGGCCGAGCATTCGGAGGCCCTGATGTACCGGGCCGAACTGCGTCAGGAGGTGTGATGGCCCAGCGCAGCGTGTCCGTCCGCCTCGACGCCCTCGTAACCCCCTACATCGCCAGCATGGGCAAGGCGTCCGCGGCCACCACCGCGTTCGCCCGCAGTACTGACGCGCAGCTGACATCTTCCACCGCGAAGACCACCAAGCTGGGCCAGACGGTGGGGATGCTGCCGGGGAAGTTCGGCGCCCTTGCCATGGTCGGCGGGACGGCGTTCGCCGGGGTCGGTCTGGCCGTCGCTGCCTCGGTGAAGCGGTTCGCCGAGTTCGACGTGGCCATGGATGCCGTGGCTGCCTCCACCGGCGCCACCGGGGGCGAGCTCGAACAGCTGGGCGACACAGCGATGAAGGCCGCGGCGGAAACCAAGTTCGGCGCCATTGACGCGGCCCGTGGCATCGAGTCCCTCTCCAAGGCCGGGCTGGAGACTGCGGACATCGTCGGCGGCGGGCTCAAGGGTGCGCTCGACCTGGCTGCTGCCGGTGAGATCGAGGTCGCCGAGGCCGGCGAGATCGCCGCTTCCGCGATGACGACCTTCGGCCTGTCCGGGCGTGATCTGCCGCATGTGGCGGACCTGTTCGCCGCCGCCGCGGGCAAGGCGCAGGGTTCGGTCGACGAGATGGCGATGGCGTTCAACCAGACCGCCCAGGTCGCCGCGATGATGGGCCTGTCGATCGAGGAGACCACCGGCACCCTGGCGGCGTTCGCGTCGACCGGGCTGATCGGCTCCGACGCTGGCACCTCGTTCCGGACGATGCTGATCCGGCTGGCGAACCCGACCGGCAAGGCCCGCGAACTGATGGAGGAGCTGGGCCTGTCCGCCTACGACGCGCAGGGCGCGTTCGTCGGGATGGAGGCACTGGCCGGGCAGTTGCAGACGCAACTGGGTGGGTTGACGCAAGAGCAGCGGAACGCCGCGCTGGCGACCATCTTCGGCAACGACGCCATCCGTGCCGCCAACGTGCTCTACGAACAGGGCGCGGGGGGGATTAAGGCTTGGACCGGAGCGGTCGACGACTCCGGTTACGCCGCCGAACAGGCCGCGAGGCGGACCGACAACCTGGCCGGCGACCTGGAGCGATTGGGCGGGGAACTGGAAAAGCTGCTGATCACCGGCGGCGGGGCTGGCGAGGGGCCGCTGCGTGGACTAATTCAGGGCTCCGAGGACTGGATCGCCACCCTCAACGAGGAAATCGAGATCTGGGAGACCAGATACCTGCCCGCCATCGGTGACGTCGAGGACGCCATCAACGACCTGCTGCCGAGTTGGCTGGAACTGCCCGACGTCGTCTCCGAGACCACCGACGAGATGGAGCGCCAGGAGCAGCAGTCGGCCCTGCTCCGCACCGAGTTACTACGCGACCATGCGGCCGCCGACCGGTATTCGTCAACATTGGAGACCACCGCCGCCGCAACTGCCGCGTTGGCCGAGGAGACCGACGAGATGCGCCAGGAAGCGTTCGACCTGGCGGACCAGTTCCTGTCCGGTCGGGACGCCGCCCGGGACTGGGAGCAGGCCATCGACGACGCCGCGGTGGCGTTGGACGAAAACGGCCGCACCCTCGACATCTCCAGCCAGAAGGGCCGCGACAACGAGGAAGCCCTCGACCGGATGGCCGACGCGGCTGTGCGGATGCTCGAGGACATGGTCGCAGCGGGGGAGAACACCGAGGATGCCCAAGCGCAGATGCGTCGGGCGCTGATCGCCACCGGCATACGATTCGGCATGTCGGAGCAAGACGCGGAGGATTACGCCGACCAGATCCTGCTGATCCCGAAGGCGCCGGTCACCACGCCCCGGTTCGTGGACTCGGCCGCCCGGGTCAAAGTCGCCTCCTGGCAGAGACTAATCAAGGACCTGACCCAGACCATCCCCGTCACCATCCGCGCCACCGGCGGCATCGGCGGACTCGGCGGGTTCTTCACCTCCGGCTCCACCAGGCCCGGCGGGATGCCGTTCCTCGGCAGCTATCCCAGAACCCAAGGGCCGCATGACGGCGGCGCCATCGACTACGGGATGCCAGTCGGCACCCCGCTGCGGGCCACCTTCCCCGGCTACCTCGACAACACCAACCTGGGCAACCGCTCCTACGGCATGTACTACACGCTGCGCGGCGGCGGAAAATACGAGCTCGGGGCGCACCTGTCCCGGTTCGCCCGCGGCGACGGGTTCGTCCCCACCGGTGCGCTGATCGGCTGGTCCGGGAACACCGGCAACTCCACCGGCCCGCACCTGCACCTGCTGCGGAACTTCGCCAAGGGCGGCGCCATCGGCGGCCCGGTCGGGGCGCCGGTGCCGATCAACGCACACGGCGGCGAATACATCGTCAACGCCGCCGCCACCGCCGCCAATCGGGGCCTGCTCGAGGCCATCAACTCCGGCCGCAGCAATGGCAGCGGGGCGCAGATTGTCGTCAACAATGAGATTTCCAGCCTAGAGGCGCAGATCCCGATGCTCCGCACGGTCATGGAGCAGATCGGCGTCGCCTCGGCCCGCGGTGTGATGACCGAATACCAGGCGCAGCAGCGCCGCGGGGGGCGGGCCTGATGGCGATCACCACCATCCGCCCGAACGCCACCGTTCATAACGGGTCGTGGCGGAAGACACCCGAGGGCACGCTGGATCTGCACACGCCGACGTCGGACGACGCCGACTCCACCTACATTCGCGGCAATGTCGGGTATCCGCTCTCCGGCTACTACTGCCGGATCGCTGCCGGTGACGTCAGCGTGTCGGCGACGCAGCGTGTCATGCGTTGCCGAGTCCGCGTCCGCTACGCCAAGAACGGCGCAGGCGGCGGGGTGCAACTGGCGACGATCACCCTGCATGACCCGATTCCACAGCGGTCGGTGACCGCTCAGTGGATCAGGACGAACACGACCGCCGAGACGACGCAGACATTCGGCTGGTGGACCACTGCGCCGCAGGGTGTCTGGACTCAGGAGATCGTCAACCGGATGACCTTCTTCCTGGTCAGCTACAACAACGTTGACCATTCGGCACTCTTCCCGCACATCCAGGAACTGTGGGCCGACGTCGACATCCACACCCAGGTGTCGATCTCAGGGCTGACCGTCACTGGGCACACCACGTCGGCGCGGCCAACGGTGTCGTGGACGTACAACACGAACGTCGACGAGGACCCGCAGCGGTCCTATCAGGTGAAGATTTTCACGCTGGCGCAGACCACCGCCGCCGGGTTCGATGCGGCGACGACACAGGCGGAGTGGGACTCGGGTCTGGTGCGCTCGGCTGCGGAGAATGCGGTCGCCACCAAGTCGCTGGTCAACGGGATCACCTACAAGGCGTATGTGCGGGCGGCGTCAGATTTCAACAACACCGACTGGTGGACGTCGTTCTCGCCGTCGTCGAACTTCACGATGGCCTACGTTGCGCCGCCGACGCCGACGCTGACCGTCACCCCGGAGACCGCCGTCCCGTCGCTGCGGAACCTGCTTACGGTGGACACGAAGCTAAACCTGCTCACCGCCGACGACGCCTCCTTCGAGACGCTGATCGGCACCTGGACGGCGAACGCGAACGTGACCGTGGTCCGATCCAACACGCAGGCCCTCGACGGCATCTGGTCGATGCAGATGACCGCCACCGCCGCGGCGAACATGTCCGCGATCACTGTGGGTGGCGTGTTCGGCTACCCGATCACCGTGGGGCAGCAGTACACCGCCCTGGCGTCGTTTCGGGCTGGTACCACCGGCCAGTCCTGCCGGGTGCTGATCCAGTGGCTGGACAATGCCGGAGTCCTGGTGTCGACGTCGACTGGGTCGAACGTCACGGACACGACCGGCGGCTGGACGCAGGGGTTCGTCACCGCCACCGCCCCGGCGGGGACGTCGCTGGCGCGGATCGTCGTCGAAGTGCTGTCCGCGGGTGCAGCCGAGATTCATTACGTCGACCAGGTGTCGCTGCACACCGGGTCGTCTACGACATGGACGGCGGGCGGGCTGCAGAAGCAGGACTCGATCGGCTTCGAGCGGGTCGACCGCACCGTGATCGAGTTCCTCGACTGGACGATGCCGACCTCAGATACGACGAACATCATCAACCCGAACATCGCCGACGGCGGCGAAGCCTACAACGACCCGAACCACGGCTTCTTCAAGCGGAACGCTGAGGACCGGATCGCGTTGGACCGGTCGGGTCTGGCCCGACAGGGCGAGGCGTGCATCCGGTGGACCATCGGCGACGCCACCGGCTCGATCCTCGACATCGGCACCCCGGTCGGCTCGTACTCGTGGACCGAGGTGCCGACGGCGACTCTGCCGGGGGTGCCCGACCGCACTTACACCGTCTCCGGATATGTGCGCGCAATCTCCGGGTCGCACGACGTGGCCCTGGCGGTAGTCGCCATTGACGCCACCGGCGCCACCGTCGGCTCAACGCAGGTTGGGTCGACCATCTCCACCGGCACCACGTTCGTGCGGCACCAGATAGCCATAACGGTCCCAGCGGGTGCGGCCGGGATGCGCGGAGAACTGCGGAACCTGAACGGTGACCTGGCCGAATATCTGCTCGACCAGTTCCAGCTTGAGGAAGGCTCCACGGCGACGGCGTGGCAACGGTCCACGTTCATGATCCCGAACTGGCTGCCGGTGCGCGGCGCTCTGACCGCGCTGCAGGCTTCCGAACGGGACGGCATCGCCCGCATCTACGACCGGGAGATGCCACCTGGGGTCATCCGCATGTACCGGGCCGCCACCCAAGTCGACGCCGGCGAAGGCGCATTCGCCCGCTCCGCGTACACCGCCTACGTGCCGACCACGATAGACCCGTTCGGGGGCACGGAGGCGATCCTCAAGGATCCGCAGCAACCCGCTTGGGACACTCTGGTCCGCGTCCAGGAGCTCGGCGAGAGTATCTCCGAGGACTTCACCGAGGCCCATCCGGTCCGCCCCAACGACCGGCAGCCGTTCGGGAAGCGGCCGGTGACCGTCTCGGACTGGATCTCCGGGAAGAACGGCCAAGCTTCAATCTTCGTCGACAACGACGAAACATGGCTCAAGGTTCAGGCGCTGCTGCACACTCCGCGGACCCTGCTGCTGCAGTTCCCTGAGGGCGGTCAGCGTTATGTCCGATTCAAGTCGCGGTCATGGCCCAAGGAATCGAAGGCCGCCGTGGACGGTGGTGTGGCCTATTGGCGGCGGATCGTCGTCGGTTTCGATGAAGCACCCCGCCCGGTCGTGACGGCCTGATGTACCCGGTGTCCGAGGCGTTCGCCCGGCACGTCACCGATAGTCACGAAGTGACAACGAAGGTGTCGTCGCTGATGGACCTGGACGCGGTGCCGGTGGACATCTCGGCATGGCTCGAGGGTGGGTCGATCACGCAGGCCCGGCAGGAGATCCGCCGCTCAGGGACGTTGACGTTCTTCGACGACGGCTCCGGTGCTGCCGTCCCTACATCGCCGGACCACCCGCTGGCGCCGTACGGACAGGAACTGATCGTCGAGCACGGGATGGTCTACCCGGACGGCACCGAGGAGCTGGTCCCGCAGGGCGTGTTTCGTATCACCAAGGCCACGATCCGTTACCCGGTGATCACCTGCACAGTCAGTGATCGAGCCTGGACGGTGAAGGGTAACAAGCTTCAGACAGCGTTGACGATCGCGGCGGGACGGCCCTACACGGACGCCATCCGGGAAATCCTGCTCACGGCCCATCCGGACATCAGGCTCAGGATCGTCGACATCGGCCACCTGACCCCGACTCTGGTGTTGGACGCCTTCTCCGATCCGTGGACCGAAGTGCAGCAGATGGCGGTGGCCATCGGCTATCAGATCTATTTCGACCGGCTCGGAGAATGCCAGGTGGAGCCGGAGCCGGACCACGCCGACTCGACCCCGGTGTTGTCCTACGACGACGCCTCGCTGGAGTTCATCCCCCGCCGCGACGACAACTGGCACAACTTGGCCACCTACGACCAAGAAATCGAGTGGGACACCGAGGACATCGTGAACGCGGTCTTCGCCTCCGGTGAGAACAGCGACAACGAAGCCCCGTTCACGGCGGCGGCCTACGACATGGAGCCGACCTCGCCGACGCGGTGGGGTGGCAGGTTCGGGAAGCGGCCGCTGCAGTGGGTGTCGGAGAAGATCACCTCGGCGGCGATGGCGCAGATAGCGGCGGCGGCGGAGTTGCAGAAGCGGTCCGGCATCTCCGAGGGGCTGAGGGTGCCGTCGATTCCGCATCCCGGCCTGGATGTGAACGATCCGATCCTGGTGGTCCGCCAGCAGTTGGGTATCAACCAGATCCATGTGGTCGACGCTGTGCCTATGACGTGGCGGGCGTCGGCAAATCAGGTGATCGAGACGCGGCGCCGTCGGGTGGTGCTCGGCGGTGAGTGACCAGTCGGGGTTGCATGTACCGCTGGTGACACCTGCCCGGTCAGGGATCGCTCCAGAAGGCCGAGACCGGCAGGCGGTGGTGTCGGCGGTCAACGCCGGCCCGCCACCGACAGTGGATCTGCTCCTCGGTGGTATCACGGTTGGCCCGGTGCGGGTCTTGTCGTCGTATTTTCCGCGCGCCGGGGACACAGTGTGGTGCCGCCAGAACGGCACCGATGTCTTCATTCTCGGTGCGCTGCACACAGAGGCCCTGACCGGTGTCACCAGGCGGATCGCCACTGCATCGGTCAGCACGAACAGCCTCGGCATCGCTTCCACCGAAACCGTGATGATCACTGTGGTCGCGGCCACGGTGAACGGCCGCGTCTACAAGGTCACCGCCGATGTGGGGTTCCAGGTCAGCATCGTCGCCGACGCCCACGCGGCACGCATCCGTGAGGATTCCGTCTCCGGAAACGAGTTGCAGGCGCGCCGGTACACCGCTCCGCAGACGACGCCGCAGCTGTGGCCGCTGCACATCGAGGGCGAGTACACCGCCGACGCCACCGAGAACAAGACGTTCGTGTTGACGTTCCAACGCACTACCGGGTCAGGCACGAGCACCCTGACCGCCACCACCGACTACCGCAGCCGACTCTATGTCGACTACCTCAGCGGATAGGAGAGGCTGACTCGATGACCGTGCTGTCAGGTGACATCGTCCGCTACGACGCCCGCGAGTGGGTGGTGGTGGACGTGGCCGAGGAGATCCCGCCGGTGGCGGTGCTCCGCGCCGATGACGACTTGGATCTGGAGCGGCCGGTGGCGGTGATGGCTGCCGCCCTCGAGGTCACCGGCCACCTGCAACATCTCGACGGCTGGTCCGAGGACTCCCCCGGCATCTGGTCGACGACATGACCTCCATCTCCCAGGAGCGTGCCGGCCTGGCCGCCGTCGGGTGGTGGCTGCGGACCCGGGAGCAGGCCCGCTTCCAACGCTCCTACACCGACGCCCGTGCCGTGACCGAACCGGCCACCCGCGTCTTCGTCCACATCACCATCACCAACCCCGCCAACTACGCCTCCGACGACGCCCACGCCCGCGCCGTCGAATCCATCGGCATCTCCCGCTTCCCCTCCACCGGCATCTCCTACAACCGGCTGTTCATGCAGTCCGGCACCGCCTACGAAGGCCAACCCATCGGCCGCCGCGGCGCGCACACCGTCAACGATTTCAAGCGGGCCTCCTGCTCCACATCAGGCTGCCCCGGCCGGGGCGCACCGCTCACAGCACCGGACTGGAACCTCAACTACAACGCCCGCGCCTACGTCATCTGCCAGAACGTCGGCGACGTCGTCACCGACAAGCAACTCGACTCGCTGGCAAAGGCCATCGCCGCGGACAAGCTCGCCGGGTTCGTGGTCCGTACCGCGGAGATCCACGGCCACCGCTGCGTGTCGTCGAAGAGCTGCCCTGGGGACCGTATGTGGGCGCGGATGTCCGCGCTCGAGGCACTGGTCGACGGCTACCTACGCACCGGCCTCAAACCGCCACCCCCGCCGCCACTGCCACAGGAGGACGACGACATGCCCTTCATCACCCCCTTCGGGTCATCGCAGTTCCGGCTCGTCTCCGACCGCGTGTACCCGATCAGCGAAGGCACCTACCGGATGTTCCGCGACGGTGGCGTGCCCATCAAGGTGCTCGCCAACGACGCGATCCGCGGCCTGGAGATCATCCTCAACGGCGCCGAAGCCGACAACGACGCCGCTATCGCAGCCCTGGACGCCAAGCTCGGGGAACTGGTCGACGCGCACGTGCCGGAGCCGCCAACCCCTTGATGGCTCGGAGCCTGCTCGAGCAGGCAGGCTTCGAGGGTGCGCTGCTCGACACCATGCTCGGCATCGCCTGGGTCGAATGCTGGCACCCCATCCTCCGACAGCACTTCCATGACGCGGTGGGCGACCTGGGTGTCATCTCCGACGTGTGGGGGCCGTCGGTGGGCTGGTTGCAGATCCGGTCGCTGCGGGACCCGACCTCCGGCAACCAGGCCGACACGTGGCGTGTCGCCGAGAAGCTACGCGACCCCGTCTACTCCGCCCAGGCGGCTCGGGTCATCGTCGGCCCGGGCGGGGAGAACTTGAGGCTGTGGTCGCCGTACAAGAACCAAACCCAGGCGTATCTGGACCACATCGGCGTCGACTTCGAGCTCGTCGCCGGGCACCCCGACGCGCACCTGTGGAACAGCTGAACCGGGCAAGGGGGACGCATGGTTGCCGAACCGGCACAGCCACAGAAGTCGGGCCTCCCCGTCCCCGACCCGACCCTGCTGACCACCGAGGCGTTACTCCGGGAGATCGGACACCTACGCGACTACATGCTCGCCGCGACAGCCGGACTGGAGGACCGCTTCGATGCGTATGAGCGCGCTCATGAGACGAAGCATCGGGAACGTGCCGCTGAGGTTGAGAAGGCGATACAGCACCTCACGGAACTCGCTGCTGAACGATTCGCCGGAGTCTCCGACCGCTTCTCAGGAATCCAGCTACAACTGGCCGAGCGGGATTCACGCATACAGGAGTCCACTCAGGCGAGCAAGGATGCAATCGCCGCCGCTCTAGCCGCGCAGAAGGAGGCGGTGGCCAAGTCCGAGCTGTCCACCAAGGAGCAGATCGCAGCGATCACAACCCAGAACGCGACCACCGTGGCCAGCCTCGAAAGCAAGATCGACAACGTGAAGGAACTCATCACCGGCTCGGCGAACACTCAAGCGGTTCAGACGGGGCGGACCGCAGGGCTTGACCTCGCAGCTTCGCGGACCATTGCAGCGGTCAGCATCGTGGCCGTTCTGCTCGGCATCATCGTCGGCTATTTCGCAACCCGGTAAGGAGAACCTATGTGGACCGCAGCGTTCTGGAAGGCCACCACTGAACGTGCCATCAAGACGTTCGCCCAGACCCTCGCCGTGCTGCTCGTCGTCGACCCACTGGCCGGTTTCCTCGACATCGACTGGTGGCAGTCCACCCAGGTCGCCGGCCTGGCGACGGTGGTGTCAGTGCTCACATCGGTCGCGTCCAGCGCGATCACCTCGACCCCCGGCCCGTCGCTGACGTCTGCGGAGGTCCTGAGCCCGCCTGCGCCTGCTGACTGAGCGGCCGGTCCTCGACCCTCGGCTACCCACGCCGCCCCTCATCTTCGGATGGGGGGCGGCTTTCGTGCTGTCCCTGCCCGTTTGGCGGGCTCCGTGATCTGGCGCACGATCTCGGTCCAGTCGACGGCCTGTTCCGCCGTCGCATCGCTTTCCAGAGCATCGATAGTGGCGCAGGGCCAGCGCGTGAATGTCACATGCGTCTTGCAACCCGCGCATTGAAGGTCGTAGCCACTATCGACAGCGGAGTGCAACTCACGGACCCGCGCTATCGCGGCGAGCGCGTCGAGCAGTCTGGCCCGAGTGTTGTCGCGCTCGATGCGGTAGCGGTGAGCGAGACCCGCCAGCTCGTACTCGGCAGCCATCAGAACAGCAGCGTCGCGGCAATGACGACGCCCTCGACGATCAGTAGGGTCAGCACCCAGCCCGTCAGGAGAAAGCGGCGCTCGTTCCAGACCGCTTGCTTGAAATCGCCCCAAGCCTGTTCAAGGCGTTCGAAGTCGTCAGTCATCATCACGAGCCCTGTCTACAGTGACCCATGCCTTAGGCACAGTCACACGGCGCACCGACTTCCCAGAGGGGACGGTCTGTTGCCATCCCGGGCCATCAATGACGGCGGGCTCGTCCAGAGCCACCCACACGTGGCCAGCGCCGCCATAGCCGGACAGCTGCCCCGTGTATTGCTTGCCATAGATGGTCACGGTCACATGCCGATCCTCGGCTGCGATTAGCCTCATGGCGTCACGCTACTGAAGCTGGCCAGGATCAGCAGGAACCCGAGCACCGACCCGATCAGCCACAGGTAGCCGATGACGATGAACAGAGTGGCCGCGTGCCGCAGCCGGCGCTCGGCCGCGAACATGACCAGCGGGGGCGTCGGCGCTGCGGGCGGGGTGACGAACCGCTGTGGTTGGTAGTCGCTGGTGGTCATGGCGTTGCTCCTTCGGGTTGTGGCGCGCGTTGGCGACCAGGGCTGGTCACCACTTCATCCACCCCGTCATGCCGTAGGTGAGGGCGGCGAACAGGGTGCCCAACTGCACCGCGCGGACGATGATCCAAGCGATGGCGTCCAAGGTCTCGCGCGGCGTCATGGCTTCTCCTCAAGCATGGCGCGAATGGCGTTGGTGATGCCGTCGGTGTCGGTCATCTCTATCCGGTCTGATGGGCTGTTCGGTGGGACTGCCATCGCATCCAGCGCGGCCTCGACCGCTCGCCAGATCACACCGTTGAGTTCGGCGGTGCTGGGGTGATCGCGGATCACCTCGTACACCGCGTTGTACGCAGGCTGGCGCGTGAGCATGGCATCTCCTCAGATGGCGTCGACCGCGTTGCGGAGTGCTTCGCGGTCGGCTTTGGCGTAGATGGCGGTGGTGGTTGGGCTCGCGTGCCCGAGTAGCTGTTGCACGGCTCGCAGGTCGTGGGTGTGGGCGTAGGCGCGGCCGGCGAACCGGTGCCGCAGGGTGTGCCCGGTGTAGTAGCCGCCGAGGGCGCGGGCTGCGGCCCGGCCGATGGCATCGGGGGTGACGGAGCCACCGGTCCGGCCGGGGAATAGCCACGGGGAGTCCGGGCGGCTGGTGTACCGCCAGCCAGTGCCGAAAGCGTTACGGCCGCGGCGTTGCAGTTCGGCCTCGAGGGCGGTACCCAGCACTGAATGGACGGGCATATAGCGGACGTGTCCGCCCTTGCCGACGATCCACATCAGCCCGTCGTTGATGTAGTCCCACCGCAGCCCGGCGATCTCCGCCCGCCGCAACCCGGCGTACCCGGCTAATAGAAGTATTAGTCGGGTTCGGTCGTCGGCCTTCTCGAGCGCCGCCTCGAATACCGCCTCGGGTGCCGGCCGCGGCTCACCGCGGGGCACCGACACCGGCGGCAGCTTCCGCGCCGGACTCCGCTTCACATGCCCAGCCGTCTCGGCCCAGTTGTAGAACGACGACAGCGCACCCCGATACGACTTCAGCGTCTGCGGGGACCAGTCCTGCGCTTGCAGCCACCCGACCAGGTCCTGGGTCTTCACCGACCAGGGTGAGCGACGCAGGTGGGCCTCAGCGAGCAGGCGCAACTGCCAGCGTCGGAGTTCGATGGTGCGGGGCCGGTAGTTGGCGGCGCGCATGGAGTCGGACCAGGCGTCGATCGCCCGAGCCCACTTCACGGCTTCGCCCCCCAGCGACGGAAGGTCCGCAGTATGCCCGAGGGGTGGGACGTTACCGGCGAGTTCGCCGAAAGTGGCCGCGGAAGTCATGGCACGAGTCCGAGATCGTGCGCATGTTGGCAATATGCCCAACCGTCGCTGCCGTCGTAGCACTCGCAATACGGCTGCAAGATGTGCAGGGCGTACTCGTGAGTCCACCCGAGCCGCTTGAGCAGGGCTGTCAGGGTGAAGAGGACGCGCTCGGCGCTGGCCCGCTCGGCTGCACGTTGCTCGACCGCCTCATGTCTCCACTGCTCTCGTTGTTCGTCCGAGGCGTCCAGCCACTGTTGGTGCGCTTGCTGGTCCTCCTCGATCTGCGCCATTAGTTCGCGACTGACCGTGAGGTATCCGGCTATTTTCTGGACAGGCTTCATGCCGTCACCCGCTGCCGGATTGGTACGGCTTTGCG